CGCTTTGTTAATACTGCGGTTGAACAGCACACTTTTGAAAGAACAGATGGCTACGGAAGCCAGATGACAATTGCCATGATTCCACCAGTTGAAGAGTACCCATTAGCAATTCTGTCAACAATTGAAGCTCTATGGGCTCTTGCTACAGACTCTGCTTTTGATATTAATATATCTTCACCTGATGGGGTTATGATTCCTCGCTCCGATAGATACCGCCAGCTTACTCAGATGATTCAATCTAGAACTGACCAATACAAGCAGCTTTCTTCTGCTCTTAACATTGGAATTTGGCGTATTGAGATGGGAACACTTCGCCGTGTTTCTCGCCTTACTAACAAGCTCGTACCTATGTACTTGGCTCAAGAGATTGATGACTCCCGTAGACCAGAGCGCGTCTTTATTCAAAACGACCTAAAGGGCCGTAAGCCAATGCCTACTTACGCGGGTGTTTACGACATTGCTCTTTATCAAGGCGACTCATGGTCTGGCGAATTTGATTTCCCATTTGATGTTACAGCTCTTACTTTTAAGGCTCAAGTTAGAACCTATCCAAATGCTCCTGCACTTTATGCCACATTTACAATTGATAAAGTTGACGCGGCTAACGGCCGTATTCGTTTGACGATGCCTCCGTCGGCTACTAAGTATTTACCAGCACGAGCCTTCTGGGACCTTCAGGCCACAAGTACAACAGATGCAACCTTCGAACAGACCTATATTCGCGGGCAAGTATTTGTAACTCAACAAGTGACATTGGCTTAATATGAGCGGACTTATTCCAGTAAACAGCCCAATAGTTGTTCAGGTAACCCCACCAGCATCGCCTGCGGTCACCTTAAACCAAATTACAGTTGGGGGCATAAATCAACCCTCGGTGGCGTATCATCATACTCAGGGAACATCTTCGGCTGTGTGGGTTATAACTCACAACCTTGGTTGGTATCCAAACGTAACTGTTCAGGACTCGGGCGGGTCAATCGTTGAAGGTGAAATAGCCTACACGAGCACCATGTCCCTTACGATAACTTTCACCGGGGCATTCAGCGGCAGAGCGTACCTTTCCTAAGGAGAAAAGATAAATGGCACGTAAATTTTTAACGTCACTTGATTTGACGAAGAACGAGCTTCAAAATGCTCGTATTCAAAATCTAGCAACAGACCCAGCAAGTCCTGTAACAGGCCAGGTTTACTACAACACCGCTTCTAATGAAATGCGTGTTTATAACGGCACTATCTGGGAAGCTGTTGGACTTAACGGCGTAACCGCAGATGCCGCAGAAATCAACATTCTTGATGGCGCAACGCTTACCACTACAGAGCTTAACTATGTAGATGGTGTAACCTCATCTATCCAGACTCAGATTGATACTAAATCTCCGTCAGCTAACCCGACTTTCACAGGCACAGTAACCCTTGATACTGGTGTCAATCTTGTATTTGAGGGAGCAACTGCCAACTCATTTGAACTCACTCTCACCTCTGGCGACCCAACCGCAGACCGTACAGTTACTCTTCCTGACCTAACTACAACCCTTGTAGGTCAAGACACAACAGATACTCTTACAAACAAAACCATCACTTCTCCACTTGTGTCTGGGCTAGCTCTCACAGACAGCTCAATAGTATTTGAAGGCTCTGTAGATGACACTAACGAGACAACTCTTACTGTAACTAACCCAACAGTTGACCGCACAATTACTCTCCCTGACTTATCGGGTACTGTAATTCTTACAACTAACAGAGTCACAGATTTAACAGCTCCAAATGCTTCGTTCTCAATGAACAGCCAGCTAATCACAAACGTAGCAGACCCAGTAAGCGCACAAGATGCTGCAACTAAGAACTACGTAGACTCTGTTGCACAAGGCCTTGATGTCAAAGCCTCTGTTCGTGCAGCAACTACTGCCGCAGTAACTTTAGCTACAGACCTTGAAAATGGAGATACTCTTGATGGAGTAACTCTTGCTACTGGTGACCGCGTTCTTGTTAAGCATCAAGCAGATGGTTCTGAAAACGGTATCTACGTAGTTAAGGCCTCTGGAGCCCCAGACCGTGCTTTAGATGCAAACTCTGGCGCAGATGTTACTTCGGGAATGTTTACATTTGTAGAACAAGGAACTGTAAACGGAAATAGCGGATGGGTATTAACAACTGACAACCCTATTACACTAGGAACTACTGCTCTTACTTTTGCACAGTTCTCAGGTGCTGGAACTTATACAGCTTCTAACGGTGTTCTTCTTACAGGTACTAACTTCACATTTGCCCCACTTTCCACAGGTGGTTTGCAAACCGCTGCTGGTGGTGGCTCTATCAAGCTTGCTGCCAACTCAGGTGCTGCTACAGATGCTAACGGCTTTGCAATTGGTGCTGGTAACGGTATCGTCGTTGGAACCAACACCATCTCTGTTGATGCGACAGTAGTAGCTAGAAAGTACTCAACAACACTTTCTACCTCAGCTACCTCATACACAGTAACCCACAACCTAGGAACACTAGATGTTCACGTTCAAGTGTATGAAGTGGCTACTGGAGAAGAAGTTATTGTAGATAACGTGCGAGCAACAACATCCACCGTAACACTTGGATTTGCATCTGCACCAACAGCTGATGCCTACAGAGTAGTTGTAATCGGGTAATATAAATGAGTACAAAGGCACTAGTACCTTTAAACGTACTGGCTAAAGGCAGCGAGCCTGTTGGCCAACGTGCAGGTGACTTGTACTTTGATACAACTACATTAAAGCTAAGAATATATGATGGAACACTTTGGATTGACATTGTTGGTACTGGTGGGTCATCTCAACTTCAAGTAGATGGTGGGACACCAGCGTCTTTCTACGGTGGAACGCCAGCTGTAGAGGGTGGGTACACATCCTCTACGTTTACAGGTTCTTATGATGGAGGAGTTTCGTAATGGCAGTTAATATTCTACTACGCAGGGGAACTGCGGCTGAGTGGACCGCCTCAAACCCAACTCTTCTTGAAGGTGAAGTTGGTGTAGAGACTGACACTAAGAAACTTAAAGTTGGAGACGGACTTACAGTTTGGGCTTCTCTACCTTATATTAATTTAACTCCAGCAGCTGCAGCAAGCCTATACGCCACAAGTGCTAACCCAACTTTTACTGGCACTGTTAATGGTATTACAAAGTCTATGGTTGGTTTAGGAAATGTAGATAACACCTCAGATGAAAACAAGCCAGTATCTACAGCGCAACAGACTGCTCTTGGTTTAAAGGCACCACTTGCTAACCCAACTTTTACTGGCACAGTGTCTTTAGACACTGGTGTCAGCCTGGTATTTGAAGGCGCAACAGCAAATGCTTTTGAAACAACATTAGTAGCAACAGACCCTACAGAAGATAGAACCCTAACTCTTCCAAATTCAACAGGAACAATTGCTACACAGGAATATGTAACAAATGAACTAGGAACGCATAGCGCAGATACAACCTCAGTACACGGGATTGGTGATACCTCAGTCCTTGCTACAATGACCTATGCAGACACTGCCGTAAGCACACATAGCTCAGACACAACTTCTGTGCATGGAATTGCGGACACTGCAGACCTTGCTACAAAGTCATATGCGGACACTGCTATCAGCACGCATAACTCAGATACGACTTCTGTTCACGGAATTGCGGACACTGCAGAACTTGCTACAAAGACATATGCAGATAATGCGGCCGCTAATGCAGTCTCTACATCAATTGGTACACACGAAGCAGATACAATAAATGTGCATGGAATAGCAGACACTAGCCTCCTTGTAACAACAACTGGAACTCAAACTCTTACAAATAAGACTTTAACTTCACCTAAAATTAATGAGAATGTAGCTGTTACATCTACAGCTACAGAGCTAAATGTTTTAGACGGAATTACCTCAAGCACCGCAGAGCTAAATATTTTAGATGGAGTTACTTCAAGCACGGCAGAGCTTAATATTCTTGCTGGCGCAACACTTTCTACAACAGAACTTAATTATGTTGATGGGGTCACCTCTGCAATTCAAACCCAGCTTAATGATAAAGCCCCACTTGCTTCACCAACATTTACTGGAACAGTATCAGGCGTAACTAAGTCTCACGTAGGACTTGGCAGTGTAGATAACACAGCAGATGCAGACAAGCCAGTATCAACTGCTACTCAAACGGCGCTTGACCTAAAGGCGCCAAAAGCTGACCCTACATTTACGGGAACAGTTGTACTTCCTTCAACAACATCAGTTGGAGATGTTTCAGCAACTGAACTTGGCTATGTAAACGGCGTAACTTCTGCAATTCAGACTCAGTTAGACGATAAGTTGTCTAAAACTGGCGGAACAATGACAGGGGCAATTACACTATCAGGTGCACCAACAGAATCTCTTCATGCAGCAACTAAGGCATATGTAGATTCTGCAGTAGAAGGGCTTCATGTTCATCCATCTGTAAAAGCAGCAACAACTGAAAATGTAAACCTTAACAGTCAAGTTGAGGCAGGCGATACTCTTGATGGAGTAACTCTTGCACATAACGACAGAATTCTTGTAAAGAATCAAAATACAGCATCTCAAAATGGTATTTACATTGTTCAGCCAAGTGGAGCACCAACTCGTGCTGCAGATTTTGATACAGCATCAGAAGTTGATTCTGGTGACTTCGTATTCGTAGACCAAGGTACCACTCAGGCTAATAGTGGATTTGTACAAATTAATACTCCTGCAACTATTGGAACTGATGCTATAGAATTTGTTCAGTTCTCAGGCGCTGGAACATTCCTAGCAGGTAGCGCACTTACATTAACTGGTAATACATTCTCTATCGCAGATGGAGCAATTACATCAGCAAAGATTGCAGACGGAACAATTGTTGATGGGGATATTAATGCATCAGCAGAAATTGCCCAGTCTAAGATTTCAGGCCTTACCGCTGCTCTAGGAGATAAGGCGCCTCTAGCCTCACCTACCTTCACAGGAACAGTCACTCTTCCTGCTGCAGGAATTGTGTTTTCAGATGGGACACAGGCTCTTGAAGGCGTTCCATCACGAACACCAATTATCCAAAAGACAGCCTCCTATACCCTTTCAGCACTAACTGAAAGAGATGACTTAATTGAAATGGCTTCAGGTTCAGCAATGACACTGACAATCCCAGCAGATAGCACGTTAAACTTTCCAATTGGAACCTCCCTTGATGTTCTTCAGACATCAACTGGTCAAGTCACAATTGCAGGCGCGGTCGGTGTAACAGTAAACGCAACACCAGGTTTAAAGCTAAGAACTCAATGGTCATCTGCAACCCTATTTAAGCGAGCAGCAAACACTTGGGTTGTCTTCGGCGACTTGACAGCTTAAGAAAATACAAGGGAAAATAAAATGGCATCAGGTAAAAGAATAGGTAAAAAGTCACAGGCTTCAAACGACTTTTTAGAGCCACTGGCGCCAACAAGCGTATCTGCTTCAAACGTGGGCTCAGGAAGAGCCTATAACAACGGAGCAGCAGTTGTTTCATTCTCTTTGCCCGCGCTTTCTCCTGCAGCTACATCTTTTACCGTAACCGCAAGCTCAGGCCAAACAGCGACTGGGTCATCATCGCCAATTACAGTTACTGGTATTCCTGTTAGTGCATCTGTAACTTTTACAGTAACTGCAACAAATGCTGCAGGAACTTCTGCCGCATCTGCTGCTTCTTCTGCAATTGCTATTACAACAAAGCCGCAGGCACCGCAGTCGGTGTCTGGCACTACAGTTTCTGCAAACATTAACAGAATCAGTTGGACTGCTGGAGCCAACGGCGGTAGCGCAATTACCTCCTATACCATTTCTGGTTCTGATGGAACAAACTACACAGGTATCTCAGGTTCGGCGGTATCTTTCGATGCTACAGACAATACCCCCTCCGCGGCTTCTCCAGGAGCACAGACTTACTCTATTGTTGCTAACACCTCAGTAGGAACCTCAGACGCCGGTTCAACAGCTACTGTTACTACTATTGCCCCATTTTTCCCACCTTTCTTCCCGCCGTTTTTTCCTTTCTTTCCGCCATTTTTCCCTCCATTCTTCCCATTCTTCCCGCCATTCTTTCCTCCATTTTTTCCTTTCTTCCCATTCTTTCCTCCATTCTTCCCACCATTCTTCCCATTCTTCCCGCCTTTCTTCCCGCCATTCTTCCCATTCTTTCCGTTCTTCCCACCCTTCTTCCCGCCATTCTTCCCGTTCTTCCCGCCATTCTTCCCATACTTTGCGGGCCCATACTTCCCGTTCTTCCCATACTTTGCAACCAACAAAAGACGATGCACGAGTGCCGATATGTCTCGAGGAATTGGGTGTCAGTTCCCGAGCCATTGCTGTTGTCTCGCTGCAAGCGAAGGGTTCTGCTAGTATGCAGCACCCTATAAAATAAGGAAGAGAACTATGTTAACCATAGAAGATTTAATGTATGACCCACTGACGCCAACAAGCGTAGTTGGTATGCCGTTGGTTTTTGTTATTGAGGGCCAATGTGTTTATGACTTCTCATCAACTAGGTACGGTTCAGAATTATTTTTTAATAACAAGGGCATTGTTGATATTTCTGAAAAATATCCGGATTATGATGGGATAACGGTTAGAATTATCATGGACGGAGGAAAGTTTGAGGAGTTACAAACCTCAGAATATCTTGGGTCTATACTTTTAACCCCGCACTTAACTTTATGTCTTTATGATTACCCATTTGGGGCGTATGTAGTTTCACCACACGCAACTTTTGACGGGGCACAGTTTACTATCACAAATATAGATATGGATACGCTAGACCCTAATCCATATGAGCCGCCTTTTACCTCCGCTACTTTTTTTAGCCTGTAGGCACCATGACAGACAAGACTGTTTGGCAAAAATATCGGGAAAAAAACGGCTCCACTCCTCTAGATATGTTAAACCCAAATACACGAAAGGTGTCTAGCGAGGCCGCACAAGCAAGACTTGATATTTGTAAGTCTTGTCCAGAGCTTATTAAACTCACTATGCAGTGTAAAAAATGTGGTTGTTTTATGGTTGCAAAGACTAAAATAGAAATATCTAAATGCCCAATTTCTAAATGGTAACCTATAAGCTATAATAAAAGTATCTAGTAAAAAAGACGGAGACTATATGCATAACGAAAATGAAAATATCTGGTTTACAAAAGATAGAACAGAAACCGCGTCAACCAGAGTTCCTGTAAAAGAAGTTGGTAACGGCATTACCGCTGAAAACCTTGGTTTAGGGCTACACGTTTACCACAACACATTTTCTTTAGATGATGCAAATAGATACATCAATACCCTTGAGTCAAACTTAGGGCAAAATGGACCTTATAAGTGGTCTGAAGCACAAGTAACAAACTCTACAACCCCAATTAAGAAGGCTAGAGACGCTGTAGATTTTAAATACAAGCAGGAAAATTTAGGGCCAAGAAACGAAAGTAATTCAGAATTAATTGACCTGCATGAAGAGATTTATCAAAAACTAAAATACTGCATAGATGACTATGCGAGGTATTGGGGGATAAATGTTGTCTATTACGAGGCTTTTAACTTTGTAAAGTACGAAGGTGCAGGGACGCACTTTAATATTCATGCGGACCACGGCCCAGCGTATAACTGTACAGTGTCTGCTGTTATATACATTAATGATGATTATGAGGGCGGGGACCTAAAGTTTCCAAGACTTGACAACTTAGTTTATAAACCAAAAGTTGGAGATATTGCTGTATTTCCGTCAAACTATATTTACGAACACGCATCTCTTCCTATAGACTCAGGAACAAAGTATTGCGTTGTTGTTATGACAGATATTAACGAGTTAGGACACAAATAATGTCTTTGATTGCCATATTTAGACCTTTTAGACCGTGGATAAAAAAAGGAGATATTTCTTCTCCTGCCCCAACACAAACAGAAATTCCAGACTGGTATAAGGACGCAGATAGATTTGCAAAAATGCCAAACGGCGAATACTACAAGGCGCCAAAAGAAGTTTGCCCGTTCCCTAAAGAAGGCACAACCGATGACTACGGAAAGATTCCTACATGGAAAGCGTGTCCTGCGATTATGGACGCGTTTACAACTGGGTACGTTTTTAAAACGCCGTGCGACTTAGTCTTTTATAAAAATAGCCAGGGAATCATAGATGTAAAAATTGATGACCCTAACTATAAAGATTTTTGTACCGCACGCCCTCCAATGCCTCAGTTTGAGCACCCAAAAGGTTACTACCAAAATCATTTTGCTTGGAGTATTCCTTGGGGACTAGAACTTCCAGAAGGATACAGCGCGTTGTTTATGTCCCCAATGAATAGGTTTGATTTGCCCTTTTTAAATACTACTGGGGTTGTCGACGCCGATAAAGTTCATTTACTTGGCACCTTTCCCTTTTTTATTACGGAAGGTTGGGAGGGCACATTACCGGCGGGAACACCGTGTATGCAGGTTCTTCCTTTTAAGCGAGAAAACTGGGAACACAAGATAGAATTTTTAGACCAGTCTACGATGTATGATAAAATGGTTAATAACATGCAGTTTTACCGACAGCCTGATGGCGGGGTATATCAAAATAAAGTTTGGTCAAGACGAGAGTACAAATAGGGAGAATATAATGTCTACATGGACGGGTAAAGAAGACCTAGGTAATGGGATATTCCGTTATAAGGGCGTAATTAATAAAGAGATTGATGTTGTAAATAGAATTGAGGCAAACCTTAAGCCAGAGGGAGATACGACTGGGTACGCGTGGCAACCTGCGTATGTTGGCTATAAACAACTTATGCCAGAGTATAGAGACTGCAACGACTTTAAGTTTAAAAAAACAGACATTGAACATGACAAGAGTCAGGTTAGTTTAAACCTACAGGCTTTGTGGCAAGACCTATACGATGTTAAGCTGCCTGCAGTTCAAGATTATTCAAGAATGTATAACATTAACAACTTAAAATATTGGGAAGCGTTTAACTTTATTAAATACGGCCCTGGCCAGCACTTTATGGAGCACCACGACCACGGGTTTTCCTACAACTGTACTGTGTCTTTAGTTTCATACGTCAATGATGACTATGAAGGTGGGGAATTGTATTTTAGACTTCAAAACTTAAAGGTTAAGCCAGAGGCTGGAGACCTATTTATTTTTCCATCAAACTTTATGTACCCACATCAAGCAATGCCAGTAACCTCGGGAACTAAATACTCTATTGTGACAATGCTTGATTACAGCAAAAAGTTCCACACCCCAGAGATGTACAGCGCAGACTTAGACTAATGTTTAATATCTCAGTTGAAAAAATGCAAGGGGCCTTGTTTAACATTCAGCCTATGTCAATTAAAAGAGACTGGATGGACGCAACAGCAGAAAACCATGCGTACAGATGTTTCCCAGTAACACAAGCAAATGTCGTAGGATGGAGCCTCTCTTGTTCTCAAGATATTGAGTTTATTTGGGATGGAGTAACAGATGCAACACCCGAGCACGTTCAAATCTTTAGTCCTGAAGGGGCTTACTCTGGAAGAGGACAGTCGTCTATTAGTTTAAACACCGGTTTAGTATTTAAAACAGACGAGGAGACAAGTCTCTTTACTATAAACCCAGTTAATTACTTTAGTGAATATTTTGAAACAATGTCTAGCATGATAAGTACATCCTTTTACGGGAACCCCCTTCCCCTATCCATTAGGGCAAAAAAAGCAAACGAAAAAGTAGTAATAAAAGCAGGGACCCCCTTAGCAACAATTATACCTATATCTTTAACTAACTTAAACAACAGTACTATAGAAATTTTTGACTATAAAGATGAAAATGGTTTAAGGGATAAAGCAAATAGGTCTTATGGGGCGGCCACACAGGCACTAATAACTACTGGTAAATGGACTGACTGGTATAGAGATGCCGTAAATGAAAAACAAGAGTCTTTAGGTAATCATGAAGTAAAGGTTTTAAAGCTTGACGTAATAGATAAAACAAAAAGAGATACACTATGAGCATGGAACAAAATAAAGATTTGTATACCGTGGCAAAAAGAACGCCGTCTATGACCCCATCTGGCTGGTTTGGAGATAGCAAAGACATGATTGTCGAGCTAGAAAACTTTATGACTCAAGAAGAGATAGAGTTTTTAGAAAAAGCCGCCAAGTCGCTAACAATTTGGGACGTGACGCAAAGCCATACAAATGAAAATGGCACCGTTACCTACGACTCAGACTATTGGAAAGATAGGGTTGCAACTCAACCAACCTTAGATAAAAATGACCCAAAGATATCCCCAGTAATTGCGGGGCTCTTCCAACGCCTAAGGCCAATTATTGAAGAGTTTTATAAGGTAGAAGTTGTTCCGACTGGTACGACTATTGTTAAATGGCTTCCTGGGCAGTTTCAAAACCCCCATGCGGATAAAGAACTTCACGAGGGCCCTGACGCGGGAACACCTAACGACTTCCCAAACTATGACCTATCAAGTTTGTTTTACCTAAACGACGACTATGAAGGCGGAGAACTATACTTCCCCCTACAGGGCGTGCAGTTTAAGCCTAAAAAAGGTGCCGCTTACTTCTTCCCAGGGGATAAAAACTATATCCATGGGGTTACTGAAATCAAAAGCGGCTTAAGATTTACGTGCCCTTTTTTCTGGGAAATTACAGCGCATACAGGGGATAGAAAACCGTAATGACGGGGTACAATAAAACATATGAAATCAATTTACGATATCCCGCTTAACTCGGCTGAGGGTTCTCCTGACTTCTTAAGTCAATTTAAGGGTAAAGTCACCCTACTGGCTAATACAACCGTAGGCTGTGGTAACGCTAATCAAATGGAAGTTCTTCAATGGCTTCAAGATAAGTACGGTGGAGATGATTTCCAAATTATTGCTATCCCTACCAATGACTTCTGTGGACCAGGAGTTACTAAGGGTAAGTGGTCTGAAGGCATTACCTGTGGTTTAGACTCACAAGAATATGGTCAAGAAGTCTACGGAACCACGTTTAAGTTCTCAGAGATGGTATCGTCAAACCCAAATGAGAGTGCTACTGAGCTTAGCCCCCACAAGGGAAATAGCTCTGTAAACGGCTTAGGTCAACCAAGAAAAGAAACGCACGAGCTATATAAAGAAATAGCCGAGCAAATGTTTGCGTACGCCGCAAAACAAAAAGAACTTGGTATTCCAGACAGAGATGGTTACCTGTCGCCTTGGCTAAATCAACCTGTAGCTAATGGCGCAATGCAGGGCGGAAACTTTGAAAAGTACCTTATTGATAGAGATGGGTATGTAGCAAACTGGTTTCAATGCACAGTATTAAACTACGATATTGAAAAGACACTAAAAGAAGACTTAATAGCTAAAGGTACACCTGCCTCTCTGGGAGAGGGCAGAACCACAGAAGTGTTTAATGAAGAGTACGCCCTTGTTCAACAGGAAATAGAAAAGCTTATTGCTGGAGATAAATCCCTTATAAATAACTAGACGGAGTAAAGGCACAATGAACCTAGCGAACAAAAAAAGACTAACAAAAGACATAGTTGTTTATGAGAACTTTATAAGCAAAGAAGATTGTAAAAAAATGATTCAAGCCCTAGATGCTCAAGCAGACAGCGGAGCAATCTCTTGGATGCCAATATCATTCTATGAATCATACTCTTCAGTTTTGCCACAAGATAACGCCCAAGAGGTTATTGATGCTGGGCTATCTCCAACCATATTTTCAGATATTGAAAAGGCAATGCCAGAAGCAATTGCTTCCGTACACGACCTTGACCCAAAAACAATTTGTAAAATTGGGTACCACACACAGAAGTGGGAGCCAGGAGCATACGCAAGAATTCACTCTGACAACACAGACGCTGAAGGAAACTCAGGTGCGTTTACAAGAAGCCGCTACGCAGGGTTTCTATATCTTAACGATGATTTTGATGGTGGGCTTTTACGGTTCCCAACACAAAATTTAGAGATTAAACCAGAAGTTGGAATGCTTGCTGTATTTGATGGGGGCTTCAACAACATGCACGAAGTCTCTCTTATCACAGGCGGGGTCAGATACACCATTGGGTCTTTCTGGGATGATAGAGAAGAGTCAGCGTATCCACAAGAGGTGCGAGATGCATGGGCCGAAGAAATGAAGGCCACTAGAGCGCAACAAGAGATTGAACGAGCAGAGTGGCAAGACTTGCTTAAGCAAGGTTGGAAGCTGGACGCTTCTGGAAACAAATATAAAGTAGAAGAGCTGTAAATGAGCATCTTTTTAAAAAAAGAGTTTGAAAATAACGGATATATTGTTGAAGTTTTACACGAGGGTGTTCTGTCAGTAGATAATTTTCTAGACGACGAAGAACTGCAAACAATTTTAAAAATAATTGAAACCACCCCTAACGAAGAGTGGTCAGTAGAATATACAAGAAACCTTGCTCTATTTTGTATGGAAAAATTTGGAAGGGAAGACGTAGACAACCTTGTTGCTGAAGGAAAGTTTGAAATAACTGCGGGCTGGGAAGATAAAAACTTAAGGATGGTTAATGAGCCAATAAGCAGAACTATTCAAGACAGACTTAACAACCTGGTTCAACTTGCAGACCCTACCTTAGAGCTTGCTGGATTTGGAACGCTGCAAAGAATGCAAAGTGGTGTTGAACTAAAGGCTCACACAGACCAAACTACAGACCCATCTATAAGATATGCCGCCATACTATATCTTAATGACGATTATAAAGATGGAACTTTGTTTTTTAAAAATAAAGAGCAATCAGACATAAAACCAAAACCAAAAACTTTACTTATTTTTCCAGGCACTGAAGAGTATGAGCATGGAGTAAGACATGTAGGAGATGGCCCTATTAGGTATGTTACAGTGGGATTCATTAAAGAAAAAAATCACTACGAAAAAAATAAGTACTAAGGAGTATACAAATGAATAGAGAAATACTAGACCCAAAAGCGTACTACTATACGGATGCTATTGAGGACTTTGATACCTTTAAAAAGGTTTGGAAAGAGCTAGACACTCTTGAGCAATATCCAGATTCTGGGGTAAATGTTTGGAACCCTTGGACTTCTTCTAACGATGCCTCTTTTATCTATGGAGAAACAAAGACTTTTGATATTGATGCAATACATCGGCTTAGTCCAATCTTTTCTCCGCATTCAGCCGAAGTAGCGGAAAAAAGTAAATATATTTACAACGCTATTATGACCACAATGTACAATGTTTGCAAAGATTACGCCTCTTCTTTGGGCGATTTTGATGAGCCACGTCTTTTTCCAACTTTTAACATAAAGAAATACAATACTGGAATGGGCATGGGCGCACATTTTGACCAGCTAGACGGGGATAAAACTTTAAGATATTCATTAGTAATGTACTTAAACGATGACTGTGAAGGCGGCGAAATCTCTTTTCAGTTAAAAGATTATGATGGAGGATGGACTAGCGCTGATGGTTTTTCTAAAGGGTCAGCTCCAGCTGTAGATTTAGACTATGACGTGTCTGTTGCAAATAAGGCAATTGATTTTGGGCTAAAACCAAAAGCAAATAGCGTTGTCATATTTCCAGCATTTCCACCATATTTCCATACAGCACACACTGTAAAGTCTGGGTTTAAATACATGATTCCTGGTCACTGGATTCATAACAACATGGAGCTTAATAAGAACCAGGGTATGTAGTTGAAAACAGCAATTGTTACTGGAGCAAGTAAGGGCGTAGGCCTAGCAACAGTCAAGCGTCTATCCGAAAACGGATACAAGGTTATTGCTGTTTCAAGAGACCTTTCCAAAGTATCTAAGCTTGTATCTGACAACGTTGAGGTATACAGCCTAGATGTAACAGACTCCAAAGCAATAGAGGGCTTTTTTGAAAAGTATAAAGATATTACTTTAGACCTTTTGGTTAATAACGCTGGTGGTGGTTCTGGCCCAACTAACATTATTAATGAAACCATGGATAACTTTAGACGAGCCTACGATATAAACGTATCTGGGCCTATGTATCTTTCTCAACTATTTGTACCCTGTATGGAAAAGTCAGACTCCCCAACAATTGTTTTTATTACCTCTTTTGGAGGTAAGGTGCCGTATCGCGGTGGAGGAAACTACACAAACGCCAAAAGGGGTGAGCGCGGGTTAATTGAAACGATGAGACTTGAATTTCCTCAATTTGGAATTAAAATTACAGAAATTTGTCCAGCAACTATTGATACTCAAGAACAAAAACGAGACCAAGCCTTAACCGCAGAGGATTTAGCAGAAGCTATTTACTGGGTGGGGTCGCTACCAAGTCACGTTAATATAAATGAAATTGAGCTTTGTCATATAAATAGTAGTAAGTACTAACCTTGTATGCCTAAAGATATTCCTAAAATAATTTGGCAAACACATAACTACCTGTATGAAGAGTTGCCAAAACATTTAAAGCAAGTAACACAGACCTGGATAAATTTAAATCCAACCTGGGAGTACAGGTACGTTAATCATATAGATAGGGAAGAGTTTGTAAAAACGGAAGACCCTGTACTATATACTCATTATAAAAAGTTAAATTTTGTAACCCAAGCAGATATATGGAGATACTTAGTAACCTATAAATATGGTGGAGCGTACGCAGATATGGACTCGGTATGTCAAGTTCCCCTAGACTACATGCTTGATACCTTACAGTGTGACCACGACCTTTTAGCAACTAGTCAATCAGGTCCACTTTATTATAATAACTGTAATTATGTTGTAGGTAAGAACTCAAAAAATCTTGAAATAATTATAAAAAAATTGAAAGATAAACACTATTTAGCTGGGGAGTTAGATAAGTGGCCTTGTCCATTAACGCGTTTTGTTGAGCAAGCTTCTACGAGTGACACGGCTTGTAACGACTTTTACGGTGCCCT